CCATGTCTCTCAAACGATTGTAATATGTCTCTTTCGCCCAGTCAATCGCCCACAGATCAATACTCCGACGATTGTCAAAAGTATCTCCCATATCTACAACAGTAGTGATGTTATGTTTTTCTAGATACGGGAAGAAAATATCATCATAAAATCTTTTGAAATGATCGTGAAGAAACTTAGAAGACTTCCGTGCTCCAAAGTGTTGATCTGTGATAATGGCAATCTTCATCTATTCTTATAAGTGATGTTATCCTTAATCGTATTGTAATCGGAACTAGTGCCAGCAAGAGCAGTGTCATCAACCATCATGACTTCATCAAACCCAGTCTTTTCAATGATCTTAGTCTTGATCTCCAGTTGCTTCTTCTCCTTCTGGATGCGTCTCAGAAAAGCGTAGTGAATAATCTGCGTAAAGTAAGCAAACGGGTTCTTAGACTTCTCTGGGTCAAAGTTATGAATGTATTGGACACAGTTCTCAATGCCATCAGAGATCATGTCGTCTCTGAACATATAGTTGACAAAGTTTGGTTTATAAGAAAGGTGTGTGGCAATCTTTAGAAAACATTCACCCAAGTAATTACTGATTGGTGGTTTTCCTTCCCAACGCTTTGAGCGGTCTTCTTTGGTAGGTTCTCTACCGTACTTACTAACAAAGTCTTCTTCTACTTTTGATCTGTAAACAATAAGTGCTTCTAATAACTCTTTGTTGTTTACATAATGCTCGGATCTCTTTTTAACCATAACATCACTTTATTGAATATTCTTGATGTTTATATTATAACACATAATCAGGGCTTGACAAGATACCCAAATGTGAGTAGAGTGCCTTTGTGAGGTTTCAAGGATGAGCTTTAGCTTTCTTTGTTATCTTTAAGTTTATAAAGGTTCTCTAGCATTTCTCTAGCATCTTCTACTGTTGTTACGTATCCCATCTTCTTAGTAACTTCAGATTGATTGCTAGAGGACCCTAGAAGTTGGTCACCATCACTATCATCATCTTCATCATTTAAATAATTGTTGTAGAACTGAATAATCTTTTGTTCTGTGATTTCAGTCATAGTAACAATCTTATCAAGTTTTACAATAAAGAAATCATCGCCAGGTATCTGAAGCCAAGGTTTGACCTTGATGGCATATCCATTCCTTGTTTCAATGAGTTTCATGATTACAGGATTTTGAAGAACTAACACAGGATCTTCATCATTATCATCCACACAGGCAAGTGCGAATATTTCTTCACCAGTAATTAGTTTGACCGTACAATAAAAATCTTCTCCCATTAGCTCCTTAGCGGTATGTTTACAATATCGTAGTTGAAGTTCTCTTCATTATAGACTTTAATTCTTTCAATCAAATGGTTAAGGGTATAATTTTTCCTGGATTTGTAGGATATATCGTCAGCGATATCATATAGAGTTGCTTTTGTTTTGTTGTTCCCTTTTCTGAGAACTCTTCCAATTGATTGGAGGTTACGTATTCTGGATTTAGAAGGAGAAGCAAAAATAACATTATGCAGATTCTTAATGTTAATACCTGTACTGAATGTTCCGTATGAAGCAACAATAATTGCGTTGTTCTCCTTTTCAGTAATCTCCCTTACTTTCTCTCGGTCCTCTGTTTGGACGCCCCCATGAACAAAGAATACGTGTCGTTCATCAAGTCTACCGTTATTTATCATATCGTATAATGGTTGTCCGTGTCCTTCTACTCTGGCAAACAAGATGAGAGTATTACCTTTTAGATCAAGTGCCAGATTACGAATGAACTTATTACGTCTTTCATGATTTATGATATACTGGACCTCTTCTTCAAAGTTTTCAAATTTATGAGCAGGGTGCTTCAATAGAAGTACATTAATATCCAACTTAGCAACATGCCCTTTCTTCATCAACTCTTCAGTTTTAATAATCTTGTATGATGGTCCAAAGAGTCCTTCCAATACCCATTTATGAGTTTGTGTACCATCAAGAGTACCCGTAAACCCATATCTGTATTTTGCATCAGCAAGTTTCGTCATTATAGATATTAATGACTTACTTTTAAACTGGTGTGCTTCATCCCCAACCACTACGTTAAAACGTTCAAAATATTTTCGGGGGAGTTTGTAGATAGACTGCCAGGTAGTGATAATCACTTGGGAATTAGTTTCCCTCTCTCTACCCGCGTATATTTTGTGGCAATATGAACCTACGTCCCACCCATAATCTTCAAAATCTTTATACATCTGTTCTACTAAGGAAGTCGTCGGAACAACTATCAGAGTATTTTGTCCGCGCTCAACGTGATATCTCACAACAGAATATATCATCAGAGACTTTCCAGAAGCAGTTGGGGATATCAACAACCTTCTATTATGTCTTAGGGCGTCGTATACTCCCTCAATCTGGTACTCTCTGGGAGCATACTTGCTGATAGATGACATATAGTCTTTGACACCCTCCTTTGAAATAAGCTCATTTACCTCAAAAGGTGTACCATAAAACTTATTATCAACGAATTCATAAGTATACCCATGAGACTCACAAAAACTTGTAATTTTATCTAACAGACCGACATATATCTCCCCATTCTGCGTATTAAATAAACGAATTTTTCCATCCCAATACTTGCTACGGTACTGGGGCATAAATTTTGCTCCTGGAACCTCAAACGTAAACTGGTCTGCCAGTTCGTAATATACGTGAGGTTCCGCTTTTACTTGAAGATATACCTCGTTCTTCTTAGCAATAATCAAATGAGACATAATCCATAGGATTCACCTATAGATATTTATCAGTCCATCTTAAACTTATATTCTAAAACAATTCTATACAGAAAGTCTCTGAGGTAGGCAAGTCTTGCTTGTTCCTCTGGATGACCTCCAGGCCATTTCTCATAACGATACTTAACAGCGTCGTAGATCATATACAAGTCTTCTATACCAAACTGAAGTTCAATGTAGGGAAGATCCTCATTAAACTCTTCATCTTGATAAACCCAGTCGTCATCCATTAGAAACCTGCTTGGAATTTTTGCCACTCAATTGCATTTTTGATTTGAAAGGTCCTGTTAGCGACAGTTTTGATAATCTCTTCCAGAAATTTTAACTGGACATCGTAATAACGAATCTTCAAATCAATTGTAGTGAGTTTCTCATCGGCGTCTAGATGCCTCTGTATGGCGTCTTTCTCCCGAACCTTATAGTCAAACGGTTCTTTCTCATAAACCTCAGCAGGTGCCTTTCCTGTATAGTAGTTATACCGTTCAAGCTTTACCTTCCTATAAGAGTCTCTTGCTTTTTCTCTAAGAAGTGTGAGTGTATTGTAGATTGTATAATACTTGGAATGAAGTTGCGGTATCTTTAATGACTCATCATGTAGATTATCAGGGTCAATGACAGAATCTTTCTGCCACATCTCCTGAATTTTGTCAAGGTCCATCATAAGCGAGTTCTGTTGTCCTGATCAAGGATATTATATACAGTATACTTGAACCTTGCCTGTGCTGTAAAGTACTGGATATCCGTGACAGTGGTGTCAAAGTCAAGAGAGGTCAACCCAATCGGAAACAGATTCTTGAACTTGACAATCGTGTTTGCTCTGTAGTTGCTATTCAGGATAGTAAGAGAACCATCACTAAACTGCTCTTCCATGTCATGGATTCCATCAGAGTCAGTAACCAAATCCTTAAAGTCTTGGGTCGTTTCGGGGAATCCAAGACCAGTCAACCAGTTGTGAATTGCCATATAGTTTGACATATCCTCATCCACCAAGAATCTTAGTGTGAGGTCTCCATATGTCAACTTCTCACCTGGAATGTCAAGATCCTTGAGGTAAGAAGGTTGCTTTGCTACCCCCAGACTAATTTCTGGAATCGTGGCACTCGTGCAAAAGAAAGATACCTTTGGTTCCTTTGCGAGTGTAAAATTAAACCCAGCGGGAGAAAGGAAATTCCTGTTTTGTATTTGGTTTCTAAATTGTGAAACAGTCATCAGGAGTTTTATTTATATTTAGATAAAAAAAGGGGGTCCGAAGACCCCCTGAGGAAATATGTGAACCAGGATCACATGAGGTTTTGAACCTTGACGCGACGGTAGTAGCGGTTGGTGTTCTGGGTAAGAGCACCAGCACCGACGGTTGTACCCTGAGCGAATGGGTTGGCAACCATGCCGTAGCGAGTCTTGAATCCGATCTTAGGCTGGAAGGTGTCCTGACCGACAGCACGAACCATCTGAAGAGGAACGTAAGGGCAGTAGAAGAGACCAGCGTCATATGGGGAAGCACCCTTGTAACCAGCAACATAGTACTGATCGGCGGCACTGTTAGCACCATATGGATCGATGTAAACGCGATACTTACCAGCAAGAACACCAGCGAAGGTGTTACCAGTGTCATCAACGTTCAGGTTAGCGTTAAGGGCAGGGGTGTAATCAAGTACACCAGCCATGGTCAGTGCGGAAGCAACGTCTGCAGAGCACATGATCATGTTACCCTTGCCTCTACGAGTGCGCTGGGCAATCGCGTTGGCGTCTCTTTCGATCTGGAAGATAAGTCCCTTGAACTTCTCAACAGACCAGCGACCGTTAGAGTCAACGTCGAGGTCAAAAGCACCGGAGGTTGCAACGTTGGTGGTAGCACCTTGCTCAGCAACACGATAGATGGTTCTGATGACTTCGCGGTTGATTTCTGCAAGGATCTCGGTGGAGAGAATGTTAGCCAGTTCGGCTTCAGCATTCAAACCGTGGATTGCCTTGAGGTCCTGGGCGAGTTCCAGGGAGTATTCTGCTTTCAGAGCACGGCTCTTAGCAGTAACGGTGACCTTCTCGATCGAGAATGCCATCTCGTTGAATGCACTACCGGTGTCGCCAAGTCCTTCAGCGTCGTCGGTACGCATACCCTGACCTACGGAGTAGGTGCTTCCAGTGATACCAGAGGTTGGGTTCAGAGCGGCAGGGTTAGAACCAGACTGACCAGTTGTACCCATACCAACGTTACCAGCGGTGAATCCGTTGGTTCTGTCAAAGTCGGTATCCTGGGAGGAGAATGCGGTATCTGGCTCGTCGAACAGAGCTTCGGTTCCGCCTTGAGTCTTGTAGCGGGAGCGCATTGCAAAGATCAGTCCAGTAGGACCGGTCATTGGTTGTACGCCAGCGAGGTCATAAGCGACCAGGTTAGGCATAGAGCGTCTGATCAGGGAGATCAGAACAGGGTCAAAACCAGCAACGGTTTGACCGCCGGAGGAAGTATATCCACCGTTACCAACAGCGTTGGTTGGAGCTTCGGAGAGGAAGTCTCTTTCCTCACGAAGAGCGATTTCTTGGTTTTCCAGGAGTTGAGCAGTTACTGCTCTACGATGATTGTCCTTGATGTTCTCAAGACCTTCGTAGTCCAGAAGGGGTGCCCACTTCTCCTGCAGTACCTCGTTAGAAGGCATTTGCATTTGAATTGTACCTCGTTTTAAAAGTTAGTTTGAACTATAATTTAAAAATCACTTTTTAGCGACCCTACCAAGAGTCTGCATGTAGGATTCCATGAGTGGAGAGACGGATGCCGACTCTACAACTTCAGTTCCTTCAGAGATGGTCTCAGTATGATCTCTCTGAGCGCCAGTTTCCTCTGGGAAGTAAGACTTCTTCAGAGTTACAAGCTTCTCACGATAGTTTGCCTCACTTTCAAACTCAACATTTTCAGCGAGAGAAGCGAACTTGTCCTTTTGGGTCTCAGCGAGTCCCTCGGAAACTTCTGCGAAAATTACGTCAGAAGTGGATTCAGCTAATCTACGATTAAGAGCAACATTGCGGTCAATCTGCTCGTTGAGTTTAGACTCCATTTCATCTAATTTATCTACCATGCTTTCAAGCACATCATATCTATCTTCAGGGATGGTTACATAATGTTCTTCAAAAAGGGTCTTCATACCCTCAAGGAAAGATTCGGTCATCTCGGTCTTGAGACCCTGCTCAACTTGAAGTGCATTCTCTTGAATCCACTCGTCGGCAACATACTCAAGATAACCGTCGATGCGATCTTCCAGTGCTTCTTTGATATTTTGAACTTCTTCTACGAGTGCCTGCTCGTAAGCAGTCTCAAGATTTTCTTTGATCTCAGAAACTTTTGTCTTAATAGCAGCTTCGAAAATGGTGCGTGCTTTTTCTTGGAACTCTTCGGAGAGTTCTTCACCCTCAAGCAGAGCTTGAACATCGCCTTCGATGTCAATCTCTTCTTCTTGGATGACTTCCTCTTCAGTGGTTTCCTCTGCTTCAGCTACAACCTCTTCTTCAGTAGTCTCTTCTTCAGATACTACTTCTTCAGCGGTCTCTTCTTCAGCTTCAGCAACAACTTCTTGATCCTCATCTACTTCTACTTCTTCAGCAGGAGCAGCCTTAGCATTTACTACATCCTTAACTTGCTTAAGGGTAGCACCAGGCTCTTTGAGTTTGTTAGAGTCGTCGTCTGGTCTGGAGTTCTCAGGAGTTGGACCTCCGAGATCTTCGTAAGGAACACCACCTGCCTGCATTGGTTCAGCGGGAGCAGCTCCTTTAGTTACTGCGTTTTCCATTTCCTGTAAGTTGCTATCAGCGGACATTTGTATCGATTAATTTGGTATAATCTATATTTATTTATAAATCAAAGATTTGATAAGAAATCGTTGAATAACTGTAACTTATGCTCGTCAAGGGTTTTTTGGTCTACAAGAGTGTTAATTCTCTTCTGAGTCTTTTCTGCGAGTTGTTCGCGAAGGATTCCTCCTTCCCAAACCCACTCTTTTCCTTCCATGATTCCCTGAACAAAAGCATCAGGTGCAGAAGGATCAGCAACGATGTCAGCGGCAGTTGCCAACATGAAATCTTCACCAACAACTTTATGACCCTCATTGGTCATGCGGAGTGAACCTACACCACGAGAAGAAACGCCAAGCATTACTCCTTCACCAATCAAAGATTGTGCGATCTTACCCATAGGGGTATCGAGGAGTTGTGCTTTACCTCTGAAGTTGTTACCTTCTTGAACGAGTGAGGTAATTTTGTGAGAAACGCGGTCAAGGTTTACAGTAGGACCATCGGGATGTCCCAGTTCACCTAGAGCACGACCTTTACGAACGAAACTTTCGTTATAACGATTTACTTCGTTAGCAAGAGTCTGAATAGGATACATTCTTCCGTTGCGATTTTTGATTTCGCCTTGGAGGAATACACCCTCAATGCACATTCTTTTCTTAGCACCTTTACCTTCGGTGATAATTTGAATGTCCGAAATTTCTTCTGTGATAAGTTTCATTTTTTTATGCGGTAAATCCTACTTTTACACCTAAACAGTCAGTGCCTCCAGCAACAAAAACAACATGGGTGGGTTGTTTTTCTAAAAACTCGGTCGTATTTGCCAAAAGAGTGAAGGTGCCAACAGTCGTTCCACCTCTAGTCTCAGTGACAGTAATAACACGATCAGTAGTGCTTGGATTAGAGAGACGAACAACAGTCGCTTCACTAAAACTGGATGCAGCAGCTACCAAAGGCACTGTTGCTTCACTTCCTTTAAGTAATATACGTCCCATTATTCTTGATCCTCTTGTGGGTCTTGAGTTACTTCATCTTCAACTTCAACTTCACCTTCTGTGGGTTCGTCAAACATTGAAGTTGCTACATATGGTTTTGCAGCGTCAATTCTTTCAGCAGCTTTCGCATACAAAGAATTTTTAATTGCGTCGGAAACATCCGCCGCAGAAGAATCCTGTGCAATCAAATCTACAATACTATTTTCCATGAAAAAATGATGTATATGTTCTATTTATAGCTCTGCTGCTTTTCCGTCTGCTTCAGTGGCACTACCTTGAGATTCTAGGTCTGGTTCTGTTGGAGTTGCACCAGCACTCATAGGATCTGCAATTGGTTGTCCAGTGATAGGATCAACTGCTGCTGGGTTTGCAATAATACCCTTCATGATTTCATCTTCAATCTGAGCATCAATCTCAATAATTTCCTGATCAGTCTGGCGAAGAACTTTCTTTCTTACATATTCAGTAGAATAGAACTTACCAATGTAAGGCTCAATAGTTGCAAGATTAGTCAGTCTGCTTTGAATCATCTCAGATTCTTTGAGTTCAGCAAACTGATTATCATAAAGGAAATCATATTGAATATGATCACCCATTTCTTCCCAATCCTGAAGAGTAATTACATTCTTCAGAATCAGTTGAGTCTTGAGCATATCGTTGAATAGTGCAGAGAAACGCTTTCTCAGACGACCAACGAACTTGGCAAACTTCAGTTCATCACGCAGAATTTCAGAAGAGCGACCAAGGTTGAAACCACCATCAGCAGCAATTCTGGATTCTGGAACACCAAGTGCTCTATAGAGTTTCTTCTGGAAGTATTCAATATCAGAGAGTTCTCCCAGGTTCTGTCCACCAGGCAGGGTAGTGATCTCAGTTCCACGACCACCTTCTCTACGTGGTAACCAGAAGTCCTCCATCATAGACATGAACTTGCGGTCATCACGGATTTCTCCTGTGCCAGCATCATAAACAAGTTTATTTCTGTAGCGAGACATAACCTCTTTGAGGTATTGCTCTGCTTTTACTTTAGGAAGATTGCCAACATCAATATAGAAAATACGACGTTCTGGTGCCCTGGATAATCTGTAGATGACTAGAGAATCCTCAATCATTCTCAGTTGATTGAGTGCTTTGATTGCTTTATGGAGATATGAAAGGACAGTTCCTTTATTTCTAT